GACGGCTCAGCTTTTGGGGCGTTGCAATCGCTACAGGTGTCCCTTGTGTCGTAGTTGGATTTGCCGCATTCCTTGCACGTCCAATAGGTCTGTTTTACTTTGGGGTTTGGTCTAGTTGGAGGGATGCTAGCTGCCGTTGGTGTATCCGTCTGTGGTGACGCCTCCTCTTGTGCTTTTGGATCAGGGATCCCCTCGTTTGCATAAGGGTCGTATCCTTCCTCAGACTCGACGATGACGATGTCGTTAATGTCTGGGATGTCGGTTTCAATGCTTTCCTCAACGATCGGCGCAGGATTTTCGGGCGGGGTGGGAGGTTCCACCGCCTCTTTTGGCGCGTTCTTGGATCCGACTGGCCGCCCCTTCTTGGTTTTTTCTTCAGTCGGTTTGGTTTCCACGGAAACGGTAACCGGGGGCGCGTCGTCGGGAATCCGCTTAGATGCCGCGACAAACTCCACCGGCTCTAAGACCGGGCGCCATACCCCTTTAGCTTCAGTAAGGTAGACGGTTTTCCCCTTTAGCGCCTCCGTCCTCGCGAAATCGTTTGCTAGTTTGATGTCTTGGAAACCATCGATCTCGACTTCATCCATGCAGATGACGAAAAATTCATAGCCAAGCGTGTTAATAGCCATTGTTATTTGCTCCTAAGTTTTGCATTCATGATTTTAATTTTAAATTGTTATTAATTTATGTTTGGTAAAGATAATACTTATTTTGAAAGTAAAAAATTATTTTGCATTTATTTTCAAATTATTTTTTATATAATAAAGATATAGTTTTACTTAATATACAAGTGTTAATAGGAACACCTGCTTCTTTAAATTTAGTTTTTAAATTTTTACGCTGCAAATCACTTAGCTTAGTGCAATCAACAGAAAGTACAACATTAAAAAATAATACTCCTGTTTCAAATGCCGATTCAGTTATATAGGTATTTTTAGTTGGCTCAACTACTCCAGTTTTATACGTTTTTAAAATAGGGATTATTTTACTGTTAAGATCACTAATAAATAAAGTATTCATTTCAGATGCAAAAATAGAATAGTTATTTAATTTTTCTTGCATTATAGCTATTTGATTTTCTATACGTGTCATAATCTAAATTTTTATTTGTTGTTATTTTGTTTGGTAAAGATACACCTGTTTTTCAAATAAAAAAATTATTTCACATTTATTTTCAAATTATTTTTTAGAAGCTTTATTTTCTATATAATTATCAAGCGCTCCAATATAAGCTACAGCATCTAAAAGATTATCTTCTTTATGCGCAAAACGCTCTCTAGATAGTTTAGCTGCTAGCATTGCTTTAAACATGTGCTCAGTTGTTAAACTAAGTCCAGTCATTGCATTGAATATGTCACGCATTGCATCCATTGAATCATCAAAGGGTCCGTACTGTCTTTCCTTTTCTTCAGATCGTTTGTTTACAATCTGGTTTGCACGTTTTAAAATATTTGTTTTTACCATTTTAGTTTAATATTAGTTTTTTATATTTTTCAATTTTTGATTTAACTGCTTCCATTAACAAGTCTTGTCTTTGGTCTTTTTCTTCTAGAGCTTTAATAACTGTATCGTCCCAAGTGTTTCGTATTTTTAAATGATTAACAATTACGCTTTCAGTTTGTCCTTGCCTATCTAATCTTGAATTCAACTGCATGTATAATTCTAAGGACCAAGTTAAACCAAACCAAAGTAAAATATTTCCACCATATTGTAGATTCAAACCGTGTCCGCCAGATGCCGGGTGCATAATCATTACTTGTATTTCACCTTTATTCCATTTTTTAATATCTGCATCATCTTTTAAAAGAACTGGTTTGTATTTTTTCAATCTCTCAAGTAAACGCTCAGCATCGTGCTTATATGCATAAGCAATAAGAACAGGTTTACCATTTGCATTTTCTATTATTTCTTCTGTAGCATCTAATTTCAAATCATGAATAACATGGTAGTCCTTGTTTTCATCATAAATGGCACCATTTGCAAACTGTAGTAGCTTATTATTTAGAGTTGCTGCATTTACTGCAGTTATTTCTTTTTCTGATGCTAGAAGCTCTAAAACTTGGTCACGCTCGAAGTCATCATATTTTTTTCTTAAATCTTCAGGAAAATCTATTTCAATATAATTGTTAATTCGTTGAGGTAGATCTAAATAATCTTTTGCTTTCATACTCATGCAAATATCTGCAATTTTATTATGAATACGCTCTTCGCCATCATCTTGTGGTTTATAATTAAATATAATGGATCCATTTCTTTTATCTGGTCTAAAATAAGATTCTCTAAATTGAGTGATAGTTTTGCCTAATCTTTCACCTCTATCTAGTAAATATATTTGTGACCATAAATCGATCAATCCATTTGGTGCTGGCGTTCCTGTTAATATAACGACACGTTTAAATGATGGTTGGGCCATTTTAAAAGCTTTAAATCGTTGAGATTTAGGTGATTTAAAACTACTTGATTCATCTACCACTCCTAAATGATATGGTAAGTTTCCACCATATAAACCACATAACCAAGCTAAGTTGTCTCTACTTATTATATGAATAAAAGTTTTCTTCTGTAATGCGGCTTTACGTTGTTTTTCATTACCTACAATTTTAGTAATAGTTAATTTTTTAAGGTGGTTCCATTTTTCAATTTCAGCATCCCATACTGATTCAACTACACGCTTAGGCGCTACTATTAAAACAGTATCAATGTCAAGTTCTTCAAAAACTAATTCATTTATTGCAGTCAAAGTAGAAACAGTTTTTCCTAAACCCATGTCTAAAAATAAACCGCAATAAGGATTGTTCTTGATATGGTCTACTGCACCGTTTTGATAGTTATGTAAATCTGATCTATTCATAAAGCGCTATTATATTTTTCAATTGTACTGAGGTATCAATAACATAAACTACAAAGCCAAGCTTTTTTATTTGTCTATGTATTGCTAGTTGTATTTTAGTTGGTTTCTTTTTAGTGGTTTTTAATTCAGCAAAAAATAGGCGGCCTCCAGGCAACAAGCACAGCCTGTCAGGTAATCCTGTTATCGTCGATAATAACTTTATGGATATACCGCCTAGTTTTTTTACTTCTGAATTAAGTTTTCTTTCTATTAACTTTTCACTTTCAATTAACATGGTTATTCAGTTGTATATTGCCAATCTGGATATTCAGTGTAGAGACTTCTTTGATAATCTCTAACACTTGTATCTATTGAAACTTGTTTAAAACCTAAATATTTATCATTTTTATCGTAAATTCTAATGGTTTTTGTTTTTGGTCTTTCATTGTGATTTCTTCCGCAAAATGTACACATGTTAAAATAATTTACGTTGATAATATTTTTGTTTGCCATAAATCTTAAAATTCTTAGTGGAAATAATATATTCCCAATCTTCTAAAGATTTTAAAATGTCATTGATTTCTCGTGTATTATAGCGAGTCATATCTTCTTTATTTTTACCTAAGCATTCGCACCATATTTCACCCATGCAAACATAATCGCGCTCTATTGTACCATTTTTCTCGTAGTCTTCTATAAAAATTCTACGCTCTGAAATATCTCGCTTGTCCCAATCTGTTGGCAATTGTCTATTTAAGAATTGTTCAATAATACCTCTACGCTCATCGACTTCACTATGGCTAGTCTGTTCATGTTTTGCAATACGTTCCGCTTCGCTACTTAGTATTAAACTTTCACCGGCTTTAAATAAGTGTACGGCTTCTGCCCATATTTGATCTATTTCAGGATCAAGATCTTCAAACACGTCTTTAGTAATTTTGTTCTTGTTCACATCAATAGGATTGAAACGTCTATTACCAGATGGATCATTTAAAAAGTCTCGCTTGTTTGTTGTTGCCCAGAATATACATTGCCTCAGAAATGTTTCTGCAACTCTTGCATAAGCTGGTCTAAAAGCATCTTCTTGTTTAGAAATAAAATGTTTTACAGCTTCAGCTTCTGCTTTACGTAATCCTGCGAGTTCTGCCATTTCTATAAGCCAGGCTCCTTGTATTTGTTCCAAAGCTTCTTTTCCTTGTACGGTCATAAAGGTATCTGAGAACCACGACTTACCAAGCTTTTTAATGAATGTACTTTTCTTAGTTCCTTGTTCACCAACTAAAGTAAGAACAGAATCATATTTGCAACCTGGTTTGAATACTCTTGCAACTGCTGCAACTAAGTGTTTTCGTATAGCTTCTCTAGTATAAAGATTGTCATTAGTACCAAAGTATTCAATTAATAGCATATCAACTCTACTTTGCTGATCCCATTTCAAACTACCCAAATAATCTTTAATTGGATGGAAAGAATTCTTTTCAAATTCTAATGCTAGTGAATCATCTATTTTTAAAGTTGCTGCAATTCCGTAAATACTTTCAATGTAATTTCTAACGCCTGAATAATCTACGTTTTTTACTGGTTCTGGTTTTGTGATTCTTCTCCATGGAAGACTTTTAAAAACGTATCTTTTGTTATCAAAATCATTCTGTTTGAAAACACCTTTTAAACGTTGATCGTTAGCAAGAATTATATTTATATTTATTGCGGTAGAAAGATAATTCCCTTTAGAGTCACTATCTAGGTCTTTCATCCACTCAATAGATTCTTCAACATTAAACAATTCTGATTCTTCTAGAGTTTCATCTGAATCATTTAGAGCCTCTATAAAGTCATATTTTGCATTTTGTATGTTTTCCTTAGCAATTATTGTTTTGACTGACTGGTCGGAGCGAGCTAATTCCTCCATTGCTATATAACTCTTTGCTTTAACTCCATTTGCATTAGAATCGTCTAAATGACCAAACTTATGCAAACGAACCAGGTCAAATGAGTTACATAATTTACCACTACATGGATCCGTTCCATGGTGTGAATATGCAAAAGTATTATCATATACCATTAAACCTCCCGCGGTTGACCCTTTAGAATAAGTATAGCGGTCTTCTGTAGCCGTCTCAATATAAGAATCACTTAAGAACATGTCTATAGCTTCTCTTATTGGATAAGTTCTACAAAATAAACCAACAATACCTTTTTTGTTTTGTGGGTCTTCTTGTTTTTTAGAAGCTTCACCAATTTCACGCATACGTTTATCAGCGGTAGGCCATAAGCTTGTATCTTTCCAATCTATATAAGTTGCTAGTATTTCGTCTACGTCTACAAATTCACCATCTTGGAATTTATAATAGTAATTTACATCTTTTGAAACTGATGGCCAAAACATTAATCTATTTGTTTCGAAAGTAGTATTATCAAATAAATCTATTCCAAGTATTCCAGCAATTTGACGTGATACCGCAACGTATTCATCAGGTGAAGCTTCTCTATTTAAAGGTATTATTAACCTATATCTAGGATCAGCTTCACAATGCTTATGAGTTGCATGTATTACTGCAGCATTTGAAAATTGCATTGTAAAATCTTCCCAGAAATTAACATGTGCAAAATCAATATCAAGAGTCATCAATTGTCTATGGATAACATTTGCAGGGCTTCGTTTACCATTACGTAAATAACCCCCTACATATCCACCTACATCTTTTATTTTTGATTGTTCGTCTTTTGCAGCATTAATATATTCTTTATAGGTTTCACTTGTTACAACTGGGGTTGCTAAACGTTCTACTAACTCAGACCATTGTAATTTTTTATTTTTCCATAATTTAGAGGTAGCTCCAAAGCCTGTAGCAATATCTAGTTTAAAATCAAATTTCATAATTAATCTTTTTTATAGAATTCAGTGATATAACCATCAGCTGGTAGGCGTAAACCTTTAGCCCATGAAACCTCTTCACCCATAATGGAACACATTTTTTCTAATGTAATTTCAGAATTTTCTTTTAGCACTTCAGCAACTACTTCATCATGCACGTGCATGGCTATAGGAAAACCGTTTTTATCTAATCTAAGCATTGCTTCAGCTAGTAAATCTCTAGCAACTGCTTGTACAATATTCTCTGCTAATTTACCACCATAAGTATCAACATGCTCCCATTGCTTAGTCACTTGGTTCATACCTTTATAACGTAATGATACTGCACCCCATTGATTTTCTGTTAATGACGGATTTCTGTAAAATAGTTTTTTACCTGAAGGCAATTCAATAGTTAAAGCTTCATCATTACAATCGAAAAATATATTACCAAATTCTGAAGCTACTCTTTCTTTCTTTTTATAGGCTTTTATTGCGCATGTTTCTAGGTTTTTCCAGAACTTAACAATAGCAGGACTAGCTAAGCGCCATTTCTTTACAATTGCGGTCATTTCTGGATCACTTAAACCCATGTCTTCACCGCCCATTTTTCTTAAAGCCCCTAAACTACCACCATACCCGAGGGCTAACTCAGCTACTTTACCTTTATCTCTTTCAGGAGATCCTTTTGTAATGCTTTCTAGTGGTATATTAAACATCATTGATGCTGATGCTTCGTATATTTTACCATGAGTATTAAATACGTCTAAGCGCCATTGCTCATTAGCAAGCCAAGCAATTACTCTAGCTTCAATAGCGCTAAAATCGGCAACTGTAAAGGTATGATTTTCTTTAGCTTTGATAGCGGTACGTATTAATTGTGAAAGTAAATCAGCAACATCTTCATAAAGCATATTGATATAGTCATAATCACCCTGCTTGATAGTTTCTCTAGCTAAGTCAATATCTTTTATATAATTTCTTCGAAGGTTTTGTAATTGTATTAAACGCCCAGCCCATCGCCCTGTACGATTAGCCCCATAGAACTGAAACAAACCATGAGCTCTTGTATTATAGCAGGCGCAATTTACCATTGCTAGATATTTCTTTATAGAAGTTCTTGAGGCCATTTGGCGTAACCTAAGCACTTCTTTTACAGTGTCAGACTCAGACTCTTTTATCAGGTCTGGAATAGTATCTTTTGCGAGTGATTTTATTTCTTTTTGCAAAACACCTTCAAGCCATTTTTTGAGCTGAGCTGCACTGTTGGAATTTTCAACCCCTGTTAAGTTTTTTATTTTTGTAGATAAGTCTTTAGCAAATAAGTCATTTACTTTTATTGCACTTTTTGCCATATCCAGATCAATTAAAACACCTCTATCATTTATTTTTTGATCTAGTATATAATTTCTTCTTTCAAAATCTGGCATTTCATAATGCTCAAGTCTATTGTCGATCTCTCTTTCAGCTTCGACATCTTGCATACAATACAATTTGAATTCTTCCCATTTTTCTAAACTAACAAAACTATCACCTGGAAAGTTTCTTTTTATTCCACCATTTACTTTAGTGGGTTTAATAGGACAACAGAAATATTTTATTAAAGCCTTACCTGTAGATGACTTTCCTTTATCTTCTAATTTAAGTGCTTTAGAAACTGCGTCCAATCCTAATGGTAAACCACAATATGCGGCTTTGATAGCAGTACAGTGCCATTGTTCAACAGGTATATCAAAACCTATTTGTTTAAAGGATTGTCTTTCGAAGTTTGCATTGTGAGCCCATTTTTCTACACTTTCATCAAGTAAGTTGTCAACAAATTCTCTAGGTAATTTATCACCTAGAACTAAATCTATCATTTGAATCGGATTGTTATCAATTGCATAAGCAATCATTAAAATCTCAAAATCAACAGATTCTGTGTATTTGTACATTCCTGAAGTAGTTATATCAATTGAGCTAAAAGTTTCAATATCGACGTGTAACTTTTTAGCTGACATATTTTTGCTTGTTTTAGTGGGAAGAGTAGGATTCGAACCTACAATGCGCGTCAGGGGCATACCCTTAGTGTCTACCATTCCACCACCTCCCCGTAGTTTAAAAAGACTCAGATTTTATGCTGAGTCTTTTATTTAATGTTTAACCCATCATGTCATCAACGTCTTTTCCAAAGTCTTCAGATGCAGTTGATCCTCCACTTAGTTTATCTCCATCATGAGTCTTTTGCAAGTTGTTTAGACCTGCCGCTATTCCTTGATTTCCAGAAACATTAAAAGCATAAAGATTAATTGATGCTTTACCAAAACAACCTGAGTAAAAATCTTCTCTATCTAAGATAGGATTTACATCAGCATCAACTAAACCTGGTTTTGTAGTACTTGAAGCATTAACGAACCATGAATTTTTGTAAGCTTCATCATCTGGGCGCTCTTCATCACCATCTCGTAGAGGTAATTTCAGATTTTTAGGAATTTTTCCACCCCATTTTGATTTTCCTTCTTCGATAGCTTCTTTTTGCGCAGCTTCGAATTTTTCTAGGGTTTTTGTATCGCTTTTAGGGATAATAAGCGAAACACTGTACTTTTTAGTTCCACCTTCTACTATTGAACTTGGCTCAAAAACATGAGCATAAGAAAAGCGAACTTTTCCTGTAATTACTTTTGCCATTTTAACGTGATTTATTTGTTATTAATTAAGAATGTAAATATACAATATTGTTTTGGAACTAAAAAATTAATTTTAATTTATTTTAAAAATAATTTTAACCTTCTAATAGATTGTCATCATCTTCAGATCCAAAATCGTCTGCAGCAGTAGCTACAAAATACTCTGGTCGTTTATCTGATTCATCTACTAATGTTGGTTTTCCTTCTGGTTTGTGAATGTAGTCACCTAGTATAACATCTATGTTATTTTTACCAACTAATTTTTCAATTGCTCCAATACCTAATAATTTAGGCTGCGGATTAGTTAGAAATTGATCTTTTGTATAACCTTCAGTTAGTAAAACATCTTCAATCTTTTCAGTATCTGTAAAAGCTCTATTACTTCTACCGGCTACTAACTTAAGACCTTCCCATTTTTTACCTGCTAAAGCTTGTACTGCAACAAAATCTGAAACACTATTTAACCAGTTTACAATTTCATCGTGCATTTTATACACTTTTAAAATTTCTGGATCATCTAATAGCTTAACGTCTTTAAAATCTTCTCGTATAACTTCCATGTTTCTTTCTTTTAAAGCTCTACATTTTGCTTTTACTTTACAGAATCTACACCACTCGCCTGGAGCTAGTTCACCATCACCGGCAAAAGCTTCAATTGCTTTAGGTTTTACTATTTCTTCACCCCATTTCTTAAGATCTTCAACAGATACTTCCCATGATGATATAGAATCCAATCTTGGTTGAGTAACAGTTAATCTAATAGTATGAATGTCATACATTAATTCGTACGCTCTAAGAGCTCCTAAACCATAAAGCTTTAATTGAGAATTTTCTTCAGCTTTTACGCGAACCCCTTTACCATATTTTAGATCAATAACTTCAAGAACTCCATCTGCTATGATTACATCGTCGTTGGTTCCAAAACCATCTTCAATATAATAAGTCAAATCTATCTTGTTTTCAATCAAAAGAACTGCATCTGGAGTTATTCTTTGAGCTTCTCTAAACTGTTGAATAACATAGTCGATATGCTTCTGCACTTCGTCTTCCATAACTACGGAATACAAAACATTTTCAGTAAGTTCTTTATATTGAATACTATATTCATCTTCAGGCATCAAATCTAATTGAGCTTTAAGATTAATCTCGGCGAATTCATGGGCTAAAGTTCCTTCATCAGCATAAAACGAGGTTGAACTAGGGAAAGGTTCTTCTAATCTAGGACTCGGCGTACAATTTAGCCATCGAGATGCTCCAGAAGCAGAGAGTAAAGCATGTTTACGCTCTGCATGGTCCACAATTTTATGTTCAGTCATTACAGTGAATTTAGAAACTCTAAAAAGTCACTATATTGATCTTCTTTTAAAGAAGAAACATTGTTAGCTTTAAACTCAACAAGTTTTGCTTTAATTGCATCGCGATTATCTTCAATTTTTTCTGACATCACTTTGCGAATGTCTTCGATTTTTACAGAAGATTTTGAAGCTAGTTTTTCTTCTTCTTTTGTAGCTTCTTCTACTGCTTTAGTAGTATTCTCTTCAGCTATTTTTTTAGCTTCTACCTTTTCAACTTTTTTTGTTGATACAGTTTCAGCGTCTACTACTTTCATATTAGTTACTGAAACTTCTCTTGTGCCTTTGTTACCTATTACAGATAAAAAGAAATTTAAGGCTTCTCTGTGTTCTGAATTACTAGGATCCAAACTTACTTCTAATTTTACGTGATTCATTTTACTTAATTTTAAGGATTATTTTATTTAGTTCTTCTGTGTATTCGCTTAGTACTAAGCTCTTTTTTACTATTATCTCTTCTTCGTAGCACAAGCTGTCTTTTTTGAAAATTCTAGCAGTCCAATTTACTGTATCTAATTCCGCTCTGTAATCATCTTGTATAAAAATAATTTTTTTAGGTGAAGCTGATACTTTCCAACCATTATTTTTAAAAAGGTCGTCAACAGTAGGTGCTCCTACTAACATCGCTAATTTAACCAATTGGTTGGTATCAAGAAAAGCTTTTCCTTCTACGACTCTATCTAAAGCTACTTTTGCAAACTTGTTATTTGGAAAAAGATTTTCAGCTACTACTCTATAGTCTAGTTCGCTTTTAGTAATTATTTTTTTAAGGTCTAATGTTACCATTTTGTTTGATTATTTTATTTTTCAAATGTAGCTATTATTTTTTAATCTAAAAAATATTTTTGATTATTTTTTAAAATTATTTTTAAAGCTTTATGAAAATAGATTTGTAGGTTTCTCTATAGCTAATACCATTCACATCATGATTTGAATAAATAGTGTCTACTTTAGAAATACCTATTTGACTTTGATCTACTATCGTATCGTATTCAGGCTGTTCTAAGGGTAGGCTAACATGTTCTTGATAACTTAAATCTACTTGCTTAGACCAAATATAAGATTCTACTTTAGCATTTACTAAATTAGTAGTTTCCAATTCATTTTCTGTACTACATGACAATAAAGTCAAAACTGTAATTAATGTAATAGTTTTTTTCATTTTTTTATAATTTTATTAAAGTGTATATAAGTTTACCTAGTAGTATGATTAAAGCAATTATAGCTAATATAGAACCAATTAAACAGAGATTCATTAATGTGTCAAGTAAAGTATTTGAAAAATTTTCCATTTGTATTTAATTTTTGATGTTATTTTGTTTGGTAAATATACAACTGTTTTTTAGAACTAAAAAATTATTTTGCAATTATTTACAAATTATTTTTATTGTTTACTCCTGAAGTATTATAAACAAAGGGATTTTTGAAAACGTAAACAATGTAAACAATAAAATCAAAGAGTTTGAAACTCTATAACTAAATATATTAATTTACTATATTATTATAAATATAAAGTTTTATCCTTTTTATTGTTTACATTGTTTATTTAGGCTTGAAGCGTTGCTACCGCTATTATAGAGAGGTAAACAATGATTGTTTATTATTGTTTACGGATTGTTTATTTGTAATAAAAAACCTACATATTGCTATGTAGGTTTTGTTTTTGTTATTTGTGTAATACTGCTTTATAAATTGTAGAAGGTGAAATAAATCTAAGAATAAATCTAAATATCCTACCAGCATCAGTTTTAGCTTCAGATTCCGAATACTTTTTTGCAGCTTCATCAAAAGCGTCTTTGACTTCTTTTGGAACTTCTTGCTTTATAATTTGGCTCATAGCTTATTTAGTTATAGTTATAAATACTTTTTGATTCTTCTGGGCTTTCTGGATCAATGTACACAAATAATTCATTGCAGTTTTATCATTGATTAACAAATGTGCTTTGTCATCATCTTTATAACTAACAATAACACAACCTGAGCTTGATTTTTCAGAAGTTCCATTGTGAATACGTATACCTTCAAAATCAGGTACATTGAATATTCCAGTAAGTTGGCGTTTAAAGCGATTGCTCCAAGTGACTAAAACTGGATATGTTCCATAAGGAATTGCAGTTTTATCTTGCACTTTACAAGAAGCTTTCCATTCACCTGGTTCTGCTCGTACTTTATCTTCAATAGTATTACAAAACCATTTACCATCAATATAAAGATTACCTTCTACTGAATTTTCATTAAAAATCTTTCTTACTAGTTTCAATTCCATAATTAAAATTTTTTAAATATTAATGTAATAATGCTACCAGCTAATAAAGCGAAAAGACCTTTTATTATAACAATATAAACTCTGTTTTCAACGCGCTCTTCACGAAGTATTTTTATTTCTTTTTCTTGAAGCTCTAGCCTAGCATTAAGAGATTCCATTTGTCCTTTAAAGCCGTTATCGCCTACAAGGTGATTGCCTAAAAGAGCATCTTTTATCTCCTTAATATCTGATTGCATAGCATCAAATCGTTTACGGTCTTCTGGGTTCATATCTGACATATTAAGTTTGTAGATTATAAATTAATAATTTACTTTCTTGCCTTTAATTCTAACTTTTGCAGTTGAATTAATATTTGGTCAAAACTTATACCCATTAAAAGCGCTCCTAAATATGTTGGTTCCTTTTGAAATAATTCAGATCCAAAACGTATTGCTACAAAAACAATTGCCATAGAACTAACTATGCGTAGTAAATTGTCTTGTAATAAGAACGTGAAACTAAATTTAAAAGGTGTATTTTTAGAACTTTTATCTCTTGTAAAAGCTTGTAGTCTTAAACTAATAAGCACTCCAACTAAAACAAAAATAAAATATGTGATATAAAATGCAGCTGTAAAACTTCCTAGTAATTCAGCTATAACTTGATTGATTGTAGTCATGTTTATTATTTTAAAAATTAATTACCAAGTTGTCATAGCTGCACGAACCCAAGTATTTGTTGCTATACACATATAAACAAAAGTCGATGTAACTCTAATTTCACCAATTATACCTGTATCAGTAGCTGAAGATGGGGCAGTTGTATTTAAAGACGGTATACTACCTGATTTTCCTACTAATTCTAAATTTGTAGTAGCTGCAGTAACATTGTGTACATAAACTCTTACTGTACTAGCTGTTCCACCATTAATTGCTACATACTTCAAATAAGGCTCAGTTAAACCAGGAGAAGAACGTAAACTTATTTCTCCAAAATCATTAGTATCAACCCCATTTTGAGCACTTACACCGAATCTATTTATACGGGCTCCCGCTATTGATGAGGCAAATGTGGTATCATCTCCAAAAGATATTTCTTTAAAGTCATTTATAAAACCTCCGACTCCTAACACATCAAATAAGCTAGGTGTACCACCTCCAGAAGCTAATTCCCAAGCTCCATCTTTCCTATTATAGGTATTTCCATCAATCGGAGCATCAGATAACTTTAATTGCAAAGCATCATATACAGCATCTTCACTAGGTGACGTAATAGTAGCTCCGTTTGTTATAGTTTGTGATATTAGTGCAGGTGTACCAGAGGCATTTGGAAATTCCAAAGCCCTATTTGCAGTAATATTTGTAGATTTTAAAGTAACCGTTCCACCTCCTGCAACAGTCTTAAGTCTTAAGCCATTAAATATGTCAAGCGCCGCTAACCTACCATCATTATTATTAGCATTATAACCAGCACTAAAATAAGTAGCATTATTACCTGTTGAGGCATCTTGTAAATCAACACCATCACTTACATAATATCCTAGCTTATTCGTACTAGTTAATGTAAAATGAGGAGTTCCAGAAGTATTATTATGCGTATTTCCGGCTGTTAGTACCTGTGAAAATGTAGGAGTAGCTGGAGTAATAGCTAATAAAGAGGACCACTGCAATTGATTTTGTGCACTAAGCGTTAAAAACTTAGTATTTGTCCCGCTATAAGCTAAGTTCAAAAATTTTGGCGGACTAGTAAAAGTCTTGACACCAGTTAACGTTTGGTTTTGCCCGAAAGACATAATGCTAAAAAGCATTGCGAAAATTAAAAGAAACTTTTTCATGTTTAAATTTATTTAATTGGTTATTTAATTACTCTGGTTGAAAATCCAGTAGTATTGTTTTTAGCATGACAACTATTGTCACGAAAGTTTGGGTAATCTTGTATTGTTCGTTCTACAAATAAAATAGCTTCTTGTAAAATAATATTACCTTCAGTTATTTTCTTATAATAAATATTCTTACGCTCCTCTAATGCAAGTGGAGTTGAATTAGGAGTTGTTTTAACAACAAAACCATGAGATGTTGATACTGAACTAGAGTTAAGAACAAATCTTGCATACGAGAAGTAATCTATTGCTTTAACAATACCTCTAAATGTCATATCTATATCTTCAAATTCATATTCTCCACCATTTAAAAGTTTTACGTAATTTGCTTCAGTTGAATTTTTCAGCATGTCAAAATAAAACTTCTCAGGTAATGCTTGTTTAAGATCAAAATCCTGAGCTTCTCTAATAAAAGCGTCGAATTCATTAGCATCGTAACCAATAGCTATTTGTAAAGTTGCGGCAACGCCAGCTTTGTTAGTTAATAGAGCCATTTGTCGGAGGTATTATTGGTTTTACAGGTTCTGGATTTCCTAAAATTCTTCTTGCAACATCTTCCGAATAACCAAAAATGTTAATAAGCATCGCAACTCCAGAATCAAGTGTCGTTGTTTTAGCTGAAACTGATGCTTGAATAGCTAGAATAGAAGTAACACCTCCTACAGAACCACGTAAAGTAGCTTGTGCTGCGCGTATAGCTTCAACATCTAATTCTTCTTGTGATTTAACTACAATGTCAGCTGGTTTTGTAACCTCTAAAGTGTTATAGTTAACAGTTCCGTCATCTAATAAACTATATTGCTTAATAGTCCAATCATTTGTTGGATTAATGTCAAATTTATACCCACTGAAAAGCTCTTTAAAAAGCATTTCTATTTTCTCCTGGTCTTTTGAAATAAGAGAATTATAGATAGATTGTGCTTTTATAAGATCTTCTCCTGAAGTATTACCTAGTTTTCCAGCTACATAATCAACCAATTGAGATGGTATATTCTTAAAAGCTTTTCTAATGTAATTAGCTGACGTACTTTGAAAGTGTGCATACTTTTCAGCTTTAACATCATTCTTAATAGTGTCAAACTTGAAATTTCCAATGTTTTTACCTTCATCATCCCAATTATCTTTTACAATAATTTTAGAACTAGAATTTTCAAAACCAGAAACGTCTTCTACATTTTTATAAAAATCTATTTCATCCGCTTTATTTGGAAATTCTCTATGGCGTATGTAAGTAACATTCTCAAAACTTCTTTTTGTTGTTGCATTGAAATACAAACCCAATTGATTTTCTACATCTGCAAAAGTATAAGCTGATTCAATAAGTGAACGAGAGTAAGTATATTTATTAGAAAGTTTAAAATAAAGAACTTGACCTTTGTAATTCTCCCAACCACCAGCAGCTTCAACTTGAGCAGCAATAACTTCAGGCTTCGGATTGTACACGTCAATAACATCTATTTGTTCTTTCTTCAAATATTTTCCCCAACCACAGTGTGAAACAACTATTTTACCAGAAAGATTATCACTATCTTTTTTTCCAAGTCTACAAAGAGTATAAGGAATAATAGCAAAATTGTCTTTCTCGAAATTAGCGTTATAATTTACGTGTATAAAAACACCTTGGTGTCTTGATATTACTTCAGCAGTATCAAAGAGTAAATCGTTTGGATTTACTCTTTTATGCTGGTCTTCACTTAAATTAATTTGTGACAAATCTACTTCAAAACCACCTCCACCAAGAAATGACTCATACAACCAAGCACATTGGAATGCAGTAGGCGAAGAATCAATAATATTTTCAATTATTAAAGGCTTGTAATTATCTTCTCCATTGAAAATAATACCAAGTCTAGTATTGAAAATTTCTCTTTTCTCTTCTTTATATGATTGTATAAGTGTTGATTTCATAAGATTAACCTAAAAGGTTTTCTGGATCAGTTGTGTCTGTAATTATATTAGCATCTGGAGCATCAGCGTCTACATCAACTACTGAGGCTAATTTTTCAGCTTCTGCTTTTTCAGCTTCTGCTTTTTCAGCTTCTGCTTTTTCAGCTTCTGCTTTTTCAGCTTCTGCTTTTTCAGCTTCTGCTTTTTCAGCTTCTGCTTTAGCTTTTTTAACTTCAGCTTTAGAAAGTTTTTTTGCTTTAGTAACAACTTCTACAGTTTCATCACCAACAGTAATAGTTGGAAATTCTCCAGTAGCTACAAAGTTTGCGATTTCTTCATCTACTTCTTTTGGAAGCTTAGAAAATAGTGCTTTTCTTTTAGCATTAGATGCTAAAAATTTAATAGCAACTTCATCAGTTAAATTACTATTTGAATATGCTTTAGATGTTCCAGGAACAACTATGACATTCAGTCCTTGTAATGTATATCTTGATTTAGACATGATTAAATTTGAATTAGGATTATACTTTTTTAATTTTGTTATATATCCGCCTATTTTATTAGGGCAAGTAGAACAAGCTTCGCCAAATAATTTTTGGTATAAAGAGAATACTAGTTTTAAATATGGAACTCCTTGAGCATCTCTAGTTTTAATTAAATCATCAGAGCTCATTGTTTTAATAAGCTCTAATGATTCATTTTCCTTTTGGCTTAACATATTACTCCAATAGGATTGTAAACAACTCCTAGAGTAGTTACGGCAACCGTACCAGTTAATAAAGCTTCAGTTATATATTCATAACGTTGACCAGCTCCATTTAGTAATTCTTCACCCAGCTCATCTAAGTAAATAATATCACCATACATTGGAACAGTTCCACCGCCTGAGAACCAAGCTGGTGTATCTGCAGCTACTGCATCAATTTCACATGGATCAGATCCAGTTGGTGAAATAGTAATTGGTTTCAATACTGAAGGATCAATAATTTCACCAGCAAATTCATTAGCCGTGATCCAGTCTTCAGTTGCAGCAGCACCTCCAGCCATCAAGAATAATTTTTTACCAGTAGATTCCTCTTCACCTTTTTCAGTAGCAACCGAAATTGTAACAGTTCCAGAGTTTGCAGCAGAATCGTAATTGTCTTCGATAATTGTCATTCCTGACTCATATCCAAAAACTTCAAATGCTAGTTCACCATTTAAACCCCCATCAACTTTTTTGTTGATTGATCCTACTCTACCACCTTCAACAAGTTCTTGAATTCTCAAACGCTCATTTTCTCCGTGATACTGGATTGTCAAAGTGTCAGTATGTACGTAACCATTTCCAAAATCTAAAACAGATAAAGCATGTTTAGCTTTTAATGTTTTAGAATTACCTTGTGCAGGAAATAAAAACGCATCTGGTTTTAATACAAAAGTTGTAATTTTAGTTCCTTTATTTACTAACTGTGTAGCGACTCTGTCTACATCGTCCCAGTTGAAATACCATTTTTTTCTAAGACCTTGCTTAGACTTGTAACCGCAATGTTGAACAAATTGCCCAGCTAAATTTGAGTCGCATGTTTCTTCTGCCATGATTTCTTTATTTTAAAAAAGCGAGTGTTTTTAGGTACTCGCTTTTGATTTTACAATTAATTAAAGCGCAGCTTTCATTTCGTATGGGTTCACCATTTTGAAGTCAAACATGTAGTTTCCTTTGATCCAAAACTTCTCTTCTGATCCACCTATGTATTCCATAGTTAAGTTTTCTAATGCTGCAGTATCATCAACTCCAATTTGCAAGAATTCTTTTTTAGTGAATAATGCAAAGTGAGGTAAATGGATAGTACTTCCAGGTCCTGGATCAGCATCAATTGTGAAGTCTTTTTTCTTCCAACGATCATAGTTCTTAACAGGAACAACTGGGTGCCCAGATACCATTGCATTTTTAACACCATTTTGAGTAGCATCTAAATTACCTTGAACATTGTAACCATTTCCACGTCTCAAGAACGCATCATAATTAAGTGCTAAGCGATTAGATGACAATAACATATCACCATCAAAGTCATAAGACTCAAGGATTAATGATTCATACAATTTAACTGCATAGTCATCAGCTAAAGCTAATTGATCTGCGATCAAACCGGTATTCTCAGAAAGAGCTACAAAGTTTTCTTCAAACTCTGGTAAAGTTTGTAGATACTGTAATGTAGGGATCAAACCTTTATCAATGATATTGTAAAAAGGTGCTTTTGCAACATCAGTTAAAATATCTTGTGTAGCAATATCTTTGTCACTTAACAACGCCATACGTTGTAAGTCTAAAACCATTGCGTCAAATACTAAACTTTCAATGAACAAAGCCATTTCAGTTCCAGTAAGGTCTTTTCTTTGGTACCCATTTTTTAAACCCCATTGTACAAATGAAGATTCGAAGTCTTCGTAACAAAGTTCAATTTTTACTTCAGCTAATTTTGGATTCCAAAATTGTGAAAATGCTGGAAAATCTGGTGAGATTCCAGAACCACCACAACCTGCTGAGGCTTTGGTTACATATTCAAATCCTTTCATGGCAGCAACTTGCTTACCACCTTTTATTCCAGGTACGATTGTAAAAAACGTTTCTGTAGGCTCTGAAAACAATTTAGTTCTCACAATCTCAGTTGTGTCTTTTATATACTGCTTGTCGTCCGCAAGCGCTTTAAAGTCGGCTACTAATCCCATCTTTTTACTTGTATTTAAGGGTTATTTTTTCTTGTTTTCTTCGATTTTCTTTCTAGCTTCAGTAACGGCTGCAGCATCATAGGTTTTGGAACCTTTTGCACCTTTGTCGTTAGCATCAGCTCCAGGAGCTTCGTAGGTAGACTTAACATTTTTCAATGCTAAATTCGTTTTCTTTTCAAAAGCCATGAAGTCTTTTTGCAACATTTCAAAAGCTTTTTCATTCAAACCTTGATTTGTTTTTTGCTCTTTTTGAAAAGCACTAAACTGTTTACCAATGTTTGAAATAGAGTTCATCACTTCAGTAAGAGTTGGTTCCTTAGGATCCTCTGTTTCTTGGGCGATTTTCTCAGTAATTTCAGTGATTACTCCACCTACCGTTGTGATAGAACTACCATCAGGTAATAGGTGTGTATCATCTTTTACAGGCGCTCCTGTTTCATCGACAACTTTGTCATCGACTTGCGGTTGTTCTGCTTCAGTGATTACTGTTACGATAGAACCGTCTGCAAGAGTTAGATCTATATCGAATTGTTCACCATCTTTGTCAGCGGCCGCTTTTTTTCCCAGCATTTTTTGGAAGAAATTGCTCATATTAAATGTATTTAAAGATTTACGATTTGAATAGTTAATATATCTTTCGAAAAAGTCTTCGATAATATTAGGATCTTTTGAAATTGATTCAAAAATAGAAGGATTTTCATCTAAGAATTGTGTAACAATTGCACCTAAATCACCATCAGCTGAGAATAATTCATCAGTTGCAGCAGGATCATCTACTAAATCACAAGCTTTGAATTTTTCTAACCTATGTAGTAATTGCATTTTACCATCAATTTCTTTTTCAAAAGTATCAGCAAAAATATGGATTGAATTTCCAAACATATCTGGATTTGCGTCTGCCATATCCATAATATAGTCGTACATTTTTATTCCTTTACCTTCAACTTCTGTTTTCTTAGTAATAGGATCTAAATGTAAATCAGCAAATACTCTATTTTTACCATCAACATTTTGAATAGTAAAATTTTTGTATCTACCAATATAAGAACCAAAAGCAGTAGAACACATATTTGGGTGGCCAAATCTAGATTTAACTCCTTTTCCTTCATTACCTTGTTTAAGTAAATCTTGTAAAAAAGCATCATCAAAAAAAGTGCCATTTTTATTCTCTCCATAATTAGCAATGCACGTATTTTTCAATACATCATTTTCTCTATCAACGCTAATTTTATTAGAATTGAAATTTGGTAAAGAGTTGAAGAATTTTTTAGACATTGTACTTTTGTATTTTAACTATTACAAATGTAAGTCTATTAAAAAGAAAAAGTGGCTAAAGAATTTTAACCACTTTCCAAACACAATAAACTAAATCAACAAAAATTAAAAAAAAATATTTATGATTCCATTTTAGCAACAATAACTTTTACACTTTGCCAACTAATACCAAATTCCACCCCAGTATTTTTGTAAGAGTTAGCTTTGTTTTCACCATTGTTTCTGTGCAGTGTGTAATTTTCAAAAACGTCTAGATCTCGCAACCAATTTGGATTTATTAAACCCAATTTAGTAAAATAGCGAATTTCTTTTATTTTATGAATTATTTCTGTGTATAACATAGATTACGAATTTAATACTTTTTTATTTATAATAAAAGTTTATTTTTAACTAATTTTTTACCATTTTCCCAAAGGGCATTTTTTATTCTTACTACGTATTGCAGTTGAAATTGGACACCCACAACCACCTTGTTTCTTGTCACAATAATAACCTTGTATTTCCCCAAATGAATGATCTGGAAGTACTGAAAGATGTTTGCCAAATGTGGCTAATGGACACTCAGCACAAATAATAGCTCTACGTTTTGCAATTGCTAAAACCTCTTCATTATCATTTTTAAGGTAGTTAGACCAACCATTAATTAAATCTTCTATTAATCCCATAGTTTAAAAATTTGCGCCATCTACAATGGCTTGTTTTGAGTCTAGACCTGATTGTATGTCGTCCACTCCTACTTTTACATTTGGAGCTGGTAATGATTTGTTAGCTTCAGATATTTTAGAAGCGAGTAAATCATAGTCCATCGGTTGCTGCTGGTTATTGTTATAAATATTTGCAACTGAACTAGGAAATACTTGTTTAGCAAAATCAACTCCGGAATTTGTATTTATAGCTTGTAGCAATGATTTGTTTTTTGCAGTTGATTCAGCATTAATTACTGATTCTCCACGAGATAATTGCGCTGGAATAGAATCGCTAGTTGTAGATCCAGGTCCATTCAAATCAATTGCACCTTTTGCCAACTTAACACCTACTATTTGACTAACTTGTATCAACCCTTGAGCAATAGCTAATCCTGCAAAAATACCACCAATAGGGTAAGCATAGGTAGATAAAGCCATTGACGCAGCTTTATATGTGTTTATAGTTGCTTCAGCTACTGCTAATATTTTATAAGCTGCCGTATTTTCTTTAAATAATCCTTTTGCTTGAGATAAACCAGAAGATATTAAAGCTAGTTTTGATTGCTCAACATCATTACGTAATTGCTTTTCAATACCTGTATATTTTGCAATTATTATAGTTTTATCTGCGCCTGTATCATTTGCATTTTTTAACTCAGCTGCTTTTTGTAAATTAAGCCTTTCAATTTTTAAAGCTAAGTCTTTATCAAAATCACTTTGACTAGTTGCTAATTGGTTTTCAATATCCGCAATTTTTCTATCTGCTTCAGCTTGATCGCGTTCAGCTTGAGCTTCTTCTTTAGCAACTCTGGTATCATCTTGAACCTGTTTAATTGCGTCCTGGTATTCTTGTTCAGTTATGACGCCATTTGTCAAACGTAATTGTTCAAATTCTTGTTGCTCTTTAGCTATACCATCTAAGCGTTCTTTTTCCTGGTTTAATAATTCTTCAGTAAGAAACTTATTTGCTTCTATTTTAGATTTATGCGTATCTAAATATATGTCCAACTCATGTTGAGCATTTTCAACTACTAAATCAGTTTGTTTTTGTAAGAATTCATTCTTAGCTTCATTTTCAGCTGCTAACAATCCTATTTTATCAGCTTGTGTTTTCTTAGAAGCCTCAAATTCCTTTTGCGCAATTTCTAGTTTCTTATTTAGTATTTCTTCATTCAATCGTAAATCCTCTTCCAAAGATTTTACTCTAATACCTTGCTCAGATAAAAATAAATTTAACCTTGCTGTAGATAAAGCCGCAGCGTCATCAAGAATTTTTTGTTTTGCTTCTTCTGTTTTTTTAGCAGCAGCTTCATTTGCAGCTTGTTGTTTCTCTATAGCGTTATTGCTTTTAGTAGTAATCTTATCTAACTGTTCATTATACTGATTTTCAACATCTATTTTTGATTCAAATGCAGTTTTAAGCTGGTTATAAGATTCTGTAGTTATCTTACCTTCATTTAGTAAAGTATTAGCCTTAGCAATATCTAAATTTCTAAGATCTTCAATTTCATCTTCAGTTAATTTTTTCTTTTTCTTAGCCTCAACAATTGCTATTTCCAAACCTTCAGTAGAAGCTTTTTTGTTACGTTCAAATATTTCAGCATTTAGTTTTTCAGCATCTGCAAAAGCTTTATTTGTTTCAGCATCAGATTTAGATTTGTCTTTTGCTTGAATTAAAAGCCTACCAATTTCAGATTCTTGTTTTTTGTTTAGAATAGAATTTATGTCCATCTGGTCAGCTAAATCCTGTTGGCGTTCTTTAAGATTCGCGGCTTCTTCTGCTGCACTAGCCATTTCTTTACCTAATGATTTGAAACTATCTATTGGATGAGCTAAAATTGATCCCATTTTACCTATAAAATCACTAGCGCTTTTTAAATTAGTTACAAAATCACCAACTATATTTGTGACCGCATCAATAGCTCCACCAACTCCGGCAAAAAGTTGTTCAACTTTATCCATTACCGGGTCAAGTTGTCTAAAATAATTAATAAGTAAGGCTATTACTATTATAATTGCTCCAACTCCAGTAGCGGCTACAGCTAATGCAAATATACGCATGGCGCCAGAACCTAAATTTGTAGCTATAGTTAAACCTTTTTGTGCTACTGACATCCCTTCAGTTTCAACTGTTGAAGATTTCATATTTTCAGCTGTGGCTTTTATGTCATTTACAAAAGGAGCTACTGCTTTACTTGCTGCATCATACACTTTTGCTACATTACCTAATTCACCTGTATATATTCCAGTTTCTCCAATAGCATCTTTTACAGCATCTTTATATCCACCAATTCCAATTTTCAATTTTTCGTTTTCTGAAACATTTGCTTTTATAAAATCTGTATTTTTATTGAGTTTGTCATTTATTTCATCAGCCAAAGCTTTTTCATCAGCTCTTGTTAAGTTTAAGGAATCGCGAATTACTTTCAATTCCTTATTACTAGTTGCAGCTTCTTTAATTCCTGTGACTTCTTTAGCTAAAAGAGCATTTGCCTTATCTTGTATTGATGCAAATTCACCATTTGAAGCTATTAAACCAGTAAGTTGTTTTTGATTTACATTATATTCACTTGATAGCTTAGTAATATTTGCAGCATTTTTTACAAAAGCCTCGCTATTTGTATCACCTGATTTTTTAAGATTATCTTGTGTAACGCGAAGCCCATCTAATTCAGATTTAAGCTGAGCTGATTTTGCTATGATGCTTTCTACATCAATGTCTAGTTCTAATATTTTTGTTTTCTCAGCCATTACGTAAATGAATTTGATGTTACTGATCCAGATACTAAATTATAAGTCCACACTCCAGCTGGAACATCTGGAAAGTGAATTACATTAGAAGTTGCTTCTACTGTTATTGGCATAAAAAATCCAAAATCAGGAAATATTTTGCTTCCCTGTAAGCTTATCGTAAATGGAAAAGGAATGTCAGTGGTAATTGTTACTACCATATCCTCACCTGGATTTCTTGTATAACTCACTTCTGTTAAAACTCCTTCACCCACATAACACGAACCATCTATTGGAATTGATAATACGTTTGAAATTGTTTGTACAAAGGTTTCACTAAAATAAAAAGCAGAAACTTGATAATTTATAGCATTAAGTGGAACGTTAGCTAGTGGTATAGTTATTTTATCATCATCTAAAATACCAGAAACAGTTATAGTGACTCCACTTTCAAAAACAATTGGCGGTTTATAAAATTGTACTGTTACAAATGCAGGTTGTTGAATATTAGTATTTACTTCAAAAATCATGTGGCAATCAACTATTGAATAACTAAGTAGTTCCAATGTATAAATTGGAGGTGGAACAATTATCAATTCCGTTTGATCTTTATCCACTTCAACTATTTCACATGTTACTATTTTATCTTTTTGGTACCCTTTTATTTTATTAACCAAGTAAAAACTACCTAATTGTTCCACATAAATACATCTTTTAAAATCAAACGTAGCTACTTTTTTTGAATTCAAATGAAAATCAACATCTAAAGTTTTAGCTTTATTTAAAAGTGTTTGCATAAAAGAATAATTATCTTCTATAACTTGCCAAAAAGGCATTCTATCATAATTTGTTGTTGGAAACGTTTCTATAGTGTCGTATGTATTTAATGCTTTAGAGCCAATTATTATAGTTTGTGTATATTCTTTAGACTTTAAAAAGTAATAGCGACCAGAGAGTTCTTTATATAGTATTATTCCACCTTCTTTCAGTTCTTTGTTCCACATTCTAAAGACTCCAGTAAATTGCCCAATAAATTTTGATCCTAGATCTGGGGCATATATTTTAGAATTTATTACAGTGATTTCATCTTTTAAATTTTCATCAGCTACTTCAATATAACCATCATGGTGTTTTTCGTTTTGATTATTGTATCTATATTTAAAATTATTACGCTTAGCATAATTACCATAGGTATATTTTTCAGATCTCTTTTTAGAAAACATTTTGCTCCAGTCTTCTGGATCATTTAATATTATTTCTTCTAGTGTCTTAAATTCTATATGATTTTCATATTTGTCTTTAAAACCTGTCAAACAAAATCTTTGCATCACTTCATTTACATAGTCAGTAACTTTAAAATCAACTAAGGCTTCGGAAAAGTTTGCGTCAAAACCATCAACGTGTTCAATTGAGGTTGTCATTGAACCTGTTAATGATTGATCACCAGTTACACTACTAGTTCTACCAATAATTGGAGTTCTTAACCAAAGAGTATTTGTTGCGCTTACTGCAATTACTATAGTTGGATTATCTAGTGTATTGTATGATCCAGTTTGTAATATAGTTCCAGCTGAATTTCTAAGCGTGAAAATAACTTCAGAAGAACATTCACCTCCTAAACCGCAAAAACCACCTTCTGATTTCAATAAGTAAGATCCAGTAGTATTTATAGTTGTATAATATTGTCCAGCTATGTGCGTTCCAAAAGCATTAGAAAAAGCATCTGGTATCAATATAGCTGTATAAGTATTTATGTATTCTGATCCACCAAAATCACCTACAAAAACAGTATCTATATGTACAGTATTAGTTTGTCTTGTAACAAGAGTTGTAATTGGAACTAATTGTGGAACTGGTTTAGGAAAGGTCATGAAGAAATTCTTAAAATCTTCTGTGTCAAAAATAGGACCTGAAAAAGTCCAACCTATGAATTCAAAAATCCTATTCCACAACCATTCATTTCTAGCGCTTGGTACTTGATAATCGATATTAACATCAAGTAATACAGTAAGCCCTGGTCCAACAACATCTTGGTTTTTACCATTGTAATCCCCAAGTATATATTTATAAGGCAAATCATTTGCAAATGACCTAATCACTGAAGTTAAATTTTTCAAATGATTCAATGGAGTAATATCTATATCTGTAAGAGTCTTGTTTTCAATCAATCTGTAAAAATCAATTATACCATCATATACATGGATTTCATAACCAGCATCTTTTGTAAGGCCAACAACAGCCCAACCTTTGTAAATCAAACACTCTCCAGTTTCAGCGTCATATAAATCTGCTACTAATTTAGTGTAAGGCAAATTAGACTGATTGCCTACTAAATAGACATTCTCCATTATTCGCAAATTATTTGCAACTAGTGGAGCTATAAATTTATTTGTATAATTGGTTTGACGATTATCTAGCTTAGCTATATCGTTTACTTGTTTAGTTTGTGCTATCGGCTTTGAATCCGATAACTGAACTAACTGGCTATTAAGATAAAGCATAAAACTCATAACGTAATTGTATTTCTTAATGGATTATCAAACTCTAAAAAGTAGTTCTTAGTTTTCTTGTTAGGTGATTTAATTTGGAATGATGAAGTTTTTAATCTTGTTTCAAACCAATTTTTATATGTATTGATTTGACCTACTACACCATTAAAAATCATAATCTTTGGGCTGTCAAAAATATCATCTAGTAATATTGCGAATTCAGGTGAAACAGATTTTGCTGCTACCTTCAATGAACTATCAGATATTTTACCTATCTGTAAAGTAGGTGACATAGTGTCTTCAATATTTTCAAAATCATTTTCGATTTCACCCATATATTTTGTAGTTCTAGTTTCGAAAAAGTTTTTAGAAAATAACCAGTGTGTCCATCTTCCAAATCTATTTAAGAATTTTACATACACTCCACAAGTTTCTTCTGTTTCAAAAAATATATTTAACTTGTTTGGCAGTGTATCACTATCTGAAGTAAAATGAAATTTATTTACTCCTGGTTGCATACCTAAAAATGGTGCTGCTATTTCAGTATAACCATCAGTTAAAACTACAGATGTCAATTCAGCACTTGGTATAAAACCAAATTGAGATTCTGAAGTTTCATTAAAAATTATTATTTCATTTATTTGGTTTTCAGCATATCCAGTAAATTCAAACGGGTAACCTCTCCACATTTTTAATGTTGTTAACTGGTTTCTGTTTAAAGCTGGTATTAGTGGTATAAATTGTTTTGGTTGTGGTACTATTTTATCCGATGCAAAAGTATTTAATTGTGTAACAGATGCTAGTACTACAGGAGTTACTGTTTCTGTCTCCTCTGATGCATCATCGAATGTGATCTTGAATTCTATTTCAGATTTTAAAAAGTGTCCTTCGTTAACATCATATAACATAGATAAAACATCACTATCATCTAATTGATAATCCACATCATCTTTAAAATCTTTAGTGTTTATTGTAGCAGTGAAATATTCTTTAAAGTTAAAGTAATATTGACCTGTTGGGCTTGGATATATTTTAGCATAAAAATCTACACTAGTAATCTCTGCAAATAACATTACTTTGTCACCTGGATCCACATCAGTTGTAAAACGAACTACATTATTGTTATAAGCATTAAGTAGTTTGTCAATCGGTAAAGCTTGTGCAAATACTATAGCCATTTTATTAAGTATAAAAGGTTAATTAAAACAGAAAAAGCTACCCATGGTAGCAAGTAAGATAACAATATTACTTTGAATAGTTTTTTGCTTCTGTGTTTTGTTAGTATCATGCTTGTAATTCTTTAAATATTTGTAAAATATCAGCTTTTATTGTTATTAAAAATACATCTCCTAGTTCTTCAAGCATTAAAGCGATGTCATTTGCTAGAAAATCATTAACTACGTCTTCAATTACGCCACCTTTATTGAATGTACTTGGTACTTTTATTCCTTCATTAGCTATCTTGCGAGCGATTAAGAATGCAAACTGTTTCTTTTTCTCTTTAAAAATAGCTGGTAATCCAGCTTTAGTATCAATCCAATCTGAAATTTCATCGAAAGTTCCAGTTTGCGGATTGTATGGTGGAAATTTGCCTGCTCGTCTACCTTTTTCCATCACTCCTGAGTGATTAGAGCCTAGCATAACCAACTTATTCAGGTTTATTACTTGTGGCTCTAATTCATCAGCATATTTTCCTGAAGCTCTTAAACCTAATTCATCATATTTCTTAATGAGCTTTAATCTAAGAATTTCTAAATACTTCAAATATACAACTTCTTTTTGATTATCTGCCATAATAGTTGAAATTAATCTTCTTCAGTGAACTCTATTGTGAATCGTATCTTCAATCCGTCTAAGTTGGTATCAAATTCGTTTGACACTTCTACTTCTTTCCAGGATTTGATTAACCAACCATCACATTCTCCAAATGTATTGAATAGCATTTCAGATAAAGCTTCTAGGTTCTTAATGTGTGTCTCGTACTTGTATTGATAAGTAGGATCGCTTATTTTAGATCTAACTAATAAAACCATCTCCCCATCAAAAGTGAGTCCTTTAATGGACCCATTTGTGTCCAAGCTAAAACCCCTATCTTTCCATAAAAGTAGTAAGTACTTTTGGCGGTCAGCAAAAGGTAGTTCATGGTCCAGAACATAGTCGCCTAGATTCTGCCAGTGCTCTTTACCATAATTGAAATTCCACTTTCCTTTTAAAGGTGTAAGTATTGGAATATTAGCGTTTAAGCTATTGACTGTTTCTTGTAGCGTTTCTACTAGCATTTTTTTGCATGTTTTTATTAATCTCGTATCTTGTTTTATCAAGCACTAACTTTCTAAATATTTTAGCGTATGGTATAAGCAAATAATCATTGTACTTTAAAATGTCTCCACCTGCTAAACCATCAAGAGCAACCACATAACCAAAATCTTGTAAGTCTTCTGCTCCTGCTTGTTTTTCTTCATCATCTAAATCAAGTGTAAGCTGTTCAATTTCTGTTTCCATCATAACTTTGAACTGTGTTACTATCCAAAGATAAACCGCATAAACATTAAATATTTCAAGCTGGTTAAATTGATTAGGTTTAATCTTGTAAACCAAACAAATTGCTTTCACTAAATCATTTGTGCTTAAAGCTTCACGTAGTTCAATTATATCTGTCCAACGTAATTCCCAAAGTGATTGTATTTGTAGATCCTTTTTTCTTGTCAACCTTAAAACTGGATTAGCTTTAAGGTTGTGAATGATAGTGAAGTCTACAACATCTTTTACTTCAACTGGTAGCTTATAATGTTCCCACATTCTAAGTCTACTATCAAATACTTTTTCTATGCTGTACGACTTCCACCCCATCCTGTATTTTGTTTTTTCTTTAGTGAATTATTTACTGCTATTACTAAGCAGTCAATTTTACCATCTTGCTTTACATTTGGAAACATTTTAACTTGATCTAGAAATGGTTCATTCCAAGCGCCTCGTATAAGCTTCACTCGTTTGCTTTCACAAATTGGTGAAATATCACTAGCTCTTGCAACTTTGTCCTTGAAAGGTGAAGCATCTTCTTTTATGTTTAAAAGTGATTCACGTTTGATCTGTTGAACAAGTGATTTTCCAGAAGCTTTTGGCTCTACAAATATAAACGATTTATTTGAATAACCATACATCATTGCATAAGATTTTGTATGCTTAACTAATTCAGGGAATTCTTTATAGACTCCTTCGCAATGGCGTATGTACATTATGTTATTAAGTTCACCATATTGTAAGAACGCTGATTCATCGTTTTCAAGTGATTCACTATAAGCTGAATCTACTGCAGTATTCCAAACTATCTGGTTAAATTCTTCTTTGTAGTCCACAATCTCAAACCATTTTGTTTTAAGTATTCCACCTTCTTGTGGTGCTTCTTCTTGACTGTATTGGTTGGCATAACCATAGGACCCTAGATCAATTTTAGCTTCAGCTAGGGCTTTAGTTGACAACCGCACTGGATCAAGTAAGCCATTAACATAATAAGCTTTTAAATGCGCTGGTTTCACATTGTTAGAAACTTCAGCTGGTAAACAAATATGTTTTATACCATCACTTTTTTTAGAAAGTAAATAGCCAGTAACATCTTCCTCGTGTAGTCGCTGCATCACTGTTATTGTAGGCGTATTCTCTTTGTCTACTTTTCTACTTGATAGTGTTTTAGTATGCTCGTTAGCATTCTTTCTATCTGTAACCGATGCTGCTTGTGCTGGATTAAGTGGATCATCATTAATAATAACATGAGCGTGCTTACCTGTAATAGTACCACCTGTGGAAGTTGTATATCGTGCACCACCTTCAGTGTTCTCATAATTTTGTTTTGCAGACTTATCAAATCGTAAAGCAATCTCTGGAAATATTAATTTGAATTTATCACTCAATACTATATCTCTAGACTTAATCGCATGCTCAGTAGATAAGTCAGAAGAATAAGAATTGGTAATTATTCGCATGGTTGGATCTTGGGTCCACAACCACACAGGGTACATAATTGTACAAATAGAACTCTTAGTGGTTCCAGGTGGAATATTGATAATTAAATCATATGGTTTCTTCTGGCGGTTTATAATAAATGGAGTGATCGCCTGGAGCTCCTTACATAAATATTTTATGTGCCAATTATAAACAGGAGCTTCTTTAATAATGACGTCCCAAAATAGGCGTACAAAATTAAAGAAGCTTTCTTGTGCCATTTCACGTTGCACTTGTATGATGGCTTTACTGTCCAACATCTGGTTTCATTTTAAGTGACAAGTCAAATAATAGTTCCTTATCTTCTTTAGTAAGTGAAGACGTATCAAACTTATTAACACTTGTTGATTTCATTTCTGAGTGTTCTACTAGCTTCAAATCACGTGAGATTATTGTCGCATTAAACATTCCAGTTGTTGCACCTTCAAATTTATTATTATAGATTGTTGCATCTATATACGCGACAATTTCAGAGTAGTCTTTATACGCATCTTTATCTCTATAGTCTTTCCAAGTAGTTGCACTTATACCTGCAAAGATATACCAACTAGAATATGTATATGGAACACGTAATTTAATTATAATTTTTTTAAGTGGTTTCCCTCTATAATCTTCCTTCTCTATAAACCTTTGATCTGTATAAGCAAAATATTCTAAAGCTATTTTATACATTTCTTCTGGCGACTCAAATGCTTTTCTGTAGCCTGGCATTTTAGCTAATTTCCAAAATTGGTTCCCCTTTGGTGCTGGCATAATTTCTAAGTTTTAATTTTTACAAAGATAGAGAAAATTATAGCATTTTACACCTGGTAAACAATAAAATTTAAAATGTAAACAATAAAACAATCATTGTTTACTCCGAAAGGGTTGCTATTAAAGGGATTTTCATAGATTGTAAACAATGTAAACAATGTATTCAGCAACTTCATAATGTCTATATTGAATATTACTGTAGTATTATTCCTATAAATACTATAATATTAATATATTTAAAAGTTTATCATTTTTATTGTTTACATTGTTTACATCTTATCTATAGCCAATGGTAGCAAGCTTCTTGGAGTAAACAATGTATTGTTTACATTGTTTATCATTGTTTACATTTAACCCCATCTTTTAACACCAGATAGTTTTTCACCAGTCACTCCTGGTAGAATTACCGTAGGTGACTTTTTAGATTCGAGTTCTCGTTTCTTGAATAAATCAATAGCTTTTTGTGCCGCTTTACTTAGTTTCTTCATGATTCTTTATATAAAATTTTTCTTTACAATTGAAGCTAATTCGGATCATAGTTATAAATCGTTTCTGAAAAATATAATGTTTCTCAAGATGATCTATTTTGGTTTTTAGAGTTTGCTGCTTCCAAAATTGTTCTACTAAATCCTTATAAGCTTTTGTCATGACTATTAAAGTTTAATTAATTCTTTTGCATCTGGGAATACTTCTTGTACATACTTAAGTCTTTCTTCCATAGTTGTTGAAGTTGGTAACTCCATAAATACATAAGTATCAAAATTTTTAACTTGTGTACTTAAAGCAATATACCTGTTATCAACAATATCTTGAAAAGGATATTTACACCAAACTGTGATCTTTTTCCAATATACTTTCATGATTTATTTATTAAAAATTCATAAATATATTCCTTGTATGAAAACATTTCTAGATGTATGGCCTTCATAGTCATTTTAAATTCTACATTGTTAGTGATAACCTCTAGAGTTTCTACATCTATTTTCTTACATGTAACTACTCCGCGTTTTTTAGTATAAAGAAGTACTTGGTCATCACACTTTACGGCTTTTACAGGATATTCGTATATTACTTTACAATTTTGATTCATAATTATATTGTGTAAATTACTTTAAAATCTTCTTGTTGGTTAGGATCAAAGAATGTTTTATGTCCGTTAAAATATTCTAACATAGCTGGAGTAAAATAACAAGATTGCTGGTACAAATGATTTTTATACTGTCCTATTCCATGGCTTGATAATACCACAGCTAAATCATTGTTGCCCAGATTTCTCTTCTTAACTTTATCTATTTCTTCTATTAATAATTCTGTGAATTTACTCATAATTTCTAAATTTCAAGTTCTAAACCAACTACTATTCTATAAATCTCACGAGTCAAGTAAATATCATACTCAGCATCGTGCAATCGTTCTTCATCAACTTGAATTCCTAACTCAAGTGCAACACGTCGTAATTTGAAGCTTGGCATACTTAATCTTCTGTTAAGTAGATACTGCCCAGCTAATACAATGACATCTAGTGATTCACTCCAGAACCAGGATCCAAAAAATGTATCTCCATTCTGTTCAAACCAAGCTCTCAAGAAAATATCATCAAACTTTCTGTTATTGTACCCAACTAAATAAGCTTTGCTTTTAGGATTGAATCTATCAATGTACTTACTTAACCTTTTCACAAATAATCTGTAGATAACAATCATTTCTGGATAAGCTTTAATTTGTTCTTCAGTCACATTACATACTGCAAGAGCTTCAGCTTCTATTTGCGCTTTTTGATTAGGTCGTACTTTGAAGTTAAACTTCTCTACTACAACATCATTGATCTCTATACAGCCAGAAATTTGGTGGATTCCATGTAACTTTACATTAGTTCCTGTTGTTTCAACATCATAAAATACTTTTATTATTTTCATTTGGTTGTCTATTGGTTCCCATAAATCTGGGAAAGTTTGTAAATATCTATTCATATAAGCAATCACTACATCGTCCAGGATCATCAGATCTATGGATTTCTGATACAATTTTATAATTGGAATAGAATCATCATAAATTATATTATTGATTCTCTGATAGCTTCTATTTGATTCAAGCGTCATAATCACTATCTATGAAAATAAACCATAATATTAAAGCTACTAAAAGCCCAATAATAAACGTTATCATAAAAATACCAAATGGATTTTCTAAAATTTTATTTAACTCTTTCATACTAATTGGTTTAATAAATCTTTAGTGAATAAGTGAGTGAATCCATAAGGACTATCAAGTGTACTATCGTGAAGCATTTCTAAAGCTTGTACTAATTTTGGAATATTAAGTAAAACTTTTTTATACTCGCTAGGCGCAAAAATAGTCGATTCATTTTGTATGTTTATTTGAAATAAATTAAATTTATCTTCTACTGTAAATTGCGCTTGTGTTAAGTGTGTAAGGTCTGGTCGTTTCATATTACTCTGCTTTAAATCCTAATTCGTTAAGTTGTTTTAATAATTCAGAATGCTGATCCATTTTAAGATCTAGCATTAACCTCATAATTTTAATACTTTGCAGCATATTAAAATTAGTTTCAACAAGCGTAGATGTACTTGAACATTTACTTTTATTTTTTACAAAACCATTATTTCTTACAAATTCATAATGGCTTTCTAATAAAGATGCTATAGAACCTTCTTTGAATAAATTTTCTACTTCTGTTTTATCTGTTTCTATTTTTAAAGTAGTTGTTTTTGTATTATCAAATACGTGTTTCTGTTGAGCTTTAATGTTTATAATCTCGGCTTCCACCGCTTTTATTTCTAAAAGTACATTGGTTATTTTTTCTATATTTTTCATGTTTATTCTTTATTAATTGCGTTAGCACAAAATTGAGCATGGTTAAAAGCTTCAGTACGTTCTTTTGTTGTAAGATCAATATTATCAAAAGTAAAATATGGGAATCTTGCTATTTTATATTTATGTCCTAGAGAAGTTCCTACTATATTCCAAGCAGATTTTGAAAAAGAATGTTGAACTTTTACTTTTTGGTTGAATGCTTTCATAGCATCAAATAATGGAGGTGGATCAAAAGCCATAGTTTATATTTCTTGAATTACGTTTCTAATATCACAAAGCTTGTTTGCAATCAAATCATTGTGTAGACCTCTTGACAAATGGATCAACTCAATTATCAATCGTTCTGCTTTCTCTAGCTTCTCAGTGTGGAAGTCAATAGCTAATTCTAAGGCTTCACTTTCTTTTGAAGCATAAAAGTAGTCAAGACATTCTTTTAAATCATGTGATGCAAACCTGGAGCCCATTTCACAGTTTGCAGGATGGAGAAGATTTCCTTCTCCTAGTACTAAATGGAAATAATCATTTGATGGCATAGTTTTAGTATTTAAAGTTTAAACGAAATGGAATATCATGTGCAACAGTTATAACAGTTTTGTTTTTGAAAGTCCTGTGGATAGCTGTTGCTCCTGAATCAATCTTTCTAAACTCTGTTTGTTGTGGTATTCTACACAACTTATTAATGTGAGTTTTAAAGGTTATTATTTTTTTAATTAATTTCACATTCAGAGCTTTTGATTCGTGTGTATCTTTGTTTCTACGATCTTCAAATACTTGCTTTGCTTTTTCGAATATTATATTGTGATAGCTCATAATTATACTTTTTTAATCTGCCCCCTCAGGGGCTATGATGGGGGTTAGTTAGAAATAGTTTTAGCCATTACGGTTGATTTCAAATACGTGCCATACAAGTTGACCACATACCACAGTAGATATATAGTTTCTCGGTACTACTGAAACTTCATTCCCTGTGCCAATTATTTCAAACGTTCTGTCTTCCAGCGGCGCATCAGGATTTACTACAGCCCAAATTGACAAAAATCCCATGTGTTGTTCTTGACAACTTAGTATTATAGCATTGTTTGGCATTTTGATTGTTTGAACATCCAGCATTTTAAGTGTGTACTTAAATATTTTCATACATTTATTTTTATTTATTACGAAATATCTTCCACCCATAATACCCAGCCATTGCGCCAAAGGCAATGAGAAGGGGGATTAAGAGGGCGGTCATTTTGGGTTTGATTTTATAGTGTCTCCTAAATTATAACCATCAGTCCAATTATAATTTCTTGATATGGTATGTTTTTCTATCTTATTTTCAAGCACTATAATGTACTTAAAATCACAATAATTGCATACATCTATTCCGATAATTCTAAAACCATTATAAGCCTTTAGTAGTCTATTTGTTTCCTTCTTAACTCCAAACGGGTCTTTACACCCACTAACAGCAATAGCCATCAGGGTAATTAGTAATAGTAGTTTCATTTCCTTACTGTGTTTTATTTGTTATTAATGATGGGGTGGAGCAGAGGTGTTTATGTTTGCAATTGTGATAAGTCACACCTTATTCCTTCGGCAAACCCGCCATCAAAACCTT